GGGAGTAGATCTCCATGACACCGTCGCGGGTAGCGACCTCCGCAAACCACGTGCCCAGGCCGAACGACGCGAGGCGCGAATCCGCAACCGCGCCAGACGTGGAGAGATACCAATCAACGCGGTTGCTGAAGTCAGATTGGCTTACCGTCGTGACGTGCTCGACCCCGATCCAGTACCGCACGTTCGGATTTAGGTGCGCGTGCGAGAAATCGAAGTCGTACAGAGTCTGAGAGCCCGTAAGGCTGGACGCCTGTACGCGATTGTAGGACGTGTACAGCGGCGCGCCGGAGGGCTTCGTCTCCGACCCGTCGTCGGCCCAGATATGCCCGACCAAGTAGCTGGACGGGGATCCCGTCTTCGACAACCCCCAACGAACCTTGGTGGCCAGCTTGTGCGTGGTCGGTTTATACGACTGAGCCCAAGATACGGTAGAGTTGTAATACGAAGGCGAGTTGTTGATACCGGTCTGCGACAGTGCAACCGCGGCCGAGCCAGATACTAGCTCGCTGTGGATCACCACCGCGCCGGTGCCGGCGGCGGTCTGGTCGGCCTGCGTGTGTGTGCCCGTGCCGGTGACGATGACATCGCCGTCGCCAGCCAGGGTCTGCGCGTCCTGCGTAAAGGCGCCGACCGCGGAAACGATAACGTCGCCGTCAGCCGCGAGGGTCTGATCATCTTGCGTGAAGGCACCAGTACCGACGATCGGCGGGTCAAACACAGTGCCGGTCGCAGAGAGGGTATGATCACCCTGCGTGTACGCGCCCGCGCTCGAGACGATGACGTCGGCCTCGCCGACGAGCGTCTGGTCGTCCTGAGTGGACGCGCCCGCGCCCGTCACGATGATCGAGACAGAGGAAGTGAGGGTCTGGGCATCCTGGGTGTACGCGCCGGTGCCGGAGACAATCACCTGGCCAGTAGCCGCTAGGGTCTGGGCATCCTGGGTGTACGCACCGGTACCGGTGACGGTACCCGGTCCCTGGTCCTCCTCCGGAAGCCAGATGGCGTCGTCGACGATCGCGCCGCTCCGGAGCGAGTCAGACCAAAACCCCCCTGTAGTGCCCCACGACGGAGAAGCAGTCATTGCAAACCTCCCCGTCCGTTACCCGTGGACCGCGGTGATCCCCATGTTGTAGGTGGTGGCGGTGGTGGCCGGCTTGTTCACTTCGAGCCACGCGAGCGCCGCATCATCGAAGATCCGCACCAGGTTGAACGCGGTGCGAACGAAGTCGTACTGCGTGACCAGGTTGGCGATCGGGCACGGCACCCACGCGAGCGGGTGCCCGACCACGAAGGTGATAGTGCCGGTCACCGACGCCGAACACTGCATCTGCGCCAAGTCCATGACCCCGATGTCGCCGGTGGCCAACGGCATAAACCACTGATTCACCGGGTGATCCAGACGTCCCGAGATGTTGGACGAGTTGCCCGCCATCGAGGGGAACGACTGCGCGTCGTTACCGTCCTGATCCCGATACTGGCAGACCGTCCAGTTGTGCGCGGTCGCGCTGAGCGCGCCGGTGCACTCCACGAAGCAGAAGCTGCCGCCGGCGTAGTCCGCCGCGGTAGTGGTGCTCGACTGATAGCGCAGCGGCACGCCGGTGACCGACTCGGCACTGGTGCTCGACATGGTCTTCGCCACGTCAAAAATGCGGTCATACAGGAGCAGGTTCTGACCGGCCACGGTCGCGGTGGCGTACGCGGCCACGATGTGGCGGGTGTCCGCGCTGACGTTGTCGATCAGGTGCGCGCCGGTCGTAGCGTCAGTCGGCTGTCGTCCGCCAGGAGCGGCCGAGCCCGCGGCGCCCGCGGCGGGGTGCGCACCGACGTGCCACAGGGTGTTTGTTGCGCCGAGGACGCCGGTGACGCCGACCTTGTTGAAGTGGTACTGCCGGTACTTGCCAGACGTCGCTTCAGCCACCAGGTCGGACAGGCTGGTGAAGCCAGCGTTCAGCTGGCCGTACCGCGGGCTGCCGGCGAGGCGCCAGCCGCGGGCGACGAACGCCTGCAGCTGCCGCGCCTGCCGACGAAGAATATCCTCGGCTCGGTCCATCTTCGACCCGAACTGTCCCGCGTCAACGTGCCCGGTGAAGTCCCCGCCGGGCATGGCGATGACGTTCCCCGGGACGCCGTGCAGCGCGATCGGGTAGTAGAAGTCCTTCATCGCGTGCGAGACTTGCTCGACGTGATCCCGGCCGAGCCAGTTCTCCAGCCGTTGGGAGTGGGCGTGCATGGTCACTTGCCTCCGCGAACCAGGCGCTCGATCTTGCGGGCCTCCGCGGCCTTCGCCTCCGCGACGCGCATGGCGGCGTACTCATCCCGGGCGGCATCCAGGCCGGCCGTCAGGGCTTCGATCTGCTGGGCCAGCATCTTCAAGAGCCCCGCGACCTCGTCCTTCGGGGTGTCGTGGTGCGACGCGAGGTTGGCGATCTCCATCCCGGCGCGCGCTGCGTAGTGCTTGGCTTTCATGGTGTCTCTCCTTACGCGTTGCCGGCGGTGATGGTGAACGCGGTGACGTTCACGGTCTGACCGGAGGCGATGTCGGTGTTGTCGAGCGACAGGTCGCCAGAGCCCTCACCCACCGACCCCTGCATGTGGGTCGTGGTGCCGGCGTTGTCCTTGATCCGGAAGTGCGCGGCCGTGCCGGAGCCCGAAGCCGTGCCGGTCCAGGTGCCGAGCAAGGTCTTCGTGCCGCTCGAGGCGGCGTTCATCCAGTCCGAGGGCAGGGTGAGTTCAGCGAGCAGCGAGCCGGCGTCCGCTGCCGCGCAGTTCGCGGGCTGCGCACCGGTGCGGATCTGCAGCTTGGCGCTGGTGCCGGTGGTCGACTCGACCTGGTCGAGTTGGTTGTTACGCAGGGTGGTGCTGTATTGGACGGTCATCAGTCAATCTCCTCGAAGAGCATTCCGCCTTTGTCGTCCTTGGTGATCCGCGTCTTGCGCTTCGCAACAGGCGGGAGGGCGATTTCCAGACGCTGGATTGTACCACCATTTGCAGCTTCCGCGGGCTTCGCGGCGGGCGCGGGCGCTGGGGCGGACGCCGCGGCGGCTTGGGCGTTCCCCTTCTGCTTCGTGGCCTGGGCCTGGGCGCGCGACTGCTGCATCGCGGCCGCGGCCTGGGCGCGTTTCAACAGACGATCGTCCTCGGCCTCCTGCTGCCGGAACTGCATCTCCATCTGGTGCTCCTGGCGCTTGAGGTCCATCTCCTGAGCCAGTTTCTCGGACTCGAGGGCGTGCTTGCGCTCCATCTTCTCCACTTCGAGCGCGTGCTCCATCTCCATCTTCTGCTTCTCGAGCATGAGCTCGCCCATACCCTGACCCTGGGTCTCGGCCTGGGCCTTGGCGTTCTGCAGGTTCGCCGTGGCCTCGACCTGAGACACGTCGGCCAACGCCTTGCGCTTCTGCAGGGCCTTGGCTTCCTGGGCCTCGGGGCTGTTCGCCGCGCTCTCGATCTCCTTGACGATCTCGGCCTTGTCGCGCAGGCGGCTGTTCTTAATGAGGAACGAGTCGGGAATCTGCACGCCGGCCTCAGTCTTCATCCGGAGAGCCTGCTCAAACTGGCTGTCTTCGAACGTGTCGCGTTGCGGCTCGCTGGTCACGGTGATGCCGTACTCTCCGAGGGTCAAGTCGTTGACGATCGTGCCCTCGGGCGTCGGGGAGTTGATCTCCAACGGCTCGGTGGCGCCGGTGAGCATGTCGGTCGTGATGTTCAGCAACCGGTACTCGGTGTAGTACGGCTGCACCATGTGCAGGATGTTCCGGGCCAGGATATAGTCGGTCCGGCGCAGGTTGTCCATCACCTTGGCGTTGTTCGCCTGCCCCGCGGCCTGGTTCGCGCGCACGGCCTTCGCCGCCACGTCCTCTCGCGGGTTGCCGGTCTGGTAGTCCGACACGCCGGAGATGTTCTTGATGTCGTCTTCGCTCTTGAAGCTGATGCGCTCCAAGCCAGTCGGCACGGTGTTCGGCGAGATCTTCTCGGCGTTCTCGATCTCGTCGAGCTCCATCACGAGGCCGGTCATAGAGCCCTTCTGCTCGAGCTCGGTCACGGACATGTTCTGCAGGGCGCCGCGCTTGATCTTCCAGCCCGAGTTCGCCGTGGTGTTCACGATGTGCAGTTCCTGCGAGCGCACTTTGTTGAGCAGTTCTTGCGGCCCGAGCAGGTTCTCGACGAGGCCAACGGTGCGGCCGCGACGGAAGTGCGGAAAGAACGGCACCACGGTGAAGTGGCGGTACGGCGACCACTCGTCGTGCAGCACATAGCGGTCAGCGACCACGGTCCAGCGGATCCGCGGAGCCAGCTGCTTCTGGACCACGACGCCGGTGCGCTGCACCTGGAGCGCGATGCGGTCACGATCCCACTCGCTGGGAACTGACGTGCGATCGCCGGTCTTCGGGTCGATGAAGAAGTTCATGCGGTCGAGCTTGCGCCACTGCCGCTCGAGCACGCGCACGTTGCGTACCAGCCCGGCGCTGTTGCCGTAACTTGGAGAGAAAGTGTCGGTGCGCGCGTCGCCGAAGCGGTCGCGGTCTCGATCGATCGAGTCGTAGCTGTACGGCCAGTAGGTGCTGTCGGCGCCGCGTAGCGCGTCCGCGATCTCCTCGTTGTACGTCATCGCGATCATGTCAGGGCTCAGCCACTTCGACACGATCACGTCGCCCCACGTGTCGGGGTCGTACTCTTCCGCGTCGGCATCGATGAGCACGTTCTTCGGATTCAACTGAGTGACGGCGACTTCGCCCGCGACGTTCTCGTCGAAGTTGAGGCGCGCGTCGAAGAAACCACGGGACCCGATGATGCCGTCGGCGAACACGTCGCTGCGGATCCAGTCCAGCTGGTTGTCGTCAGAGATGTGCCGGTACACGCGCGTGAGTGCGTCCGCGACATCGCCCGTGGCACCGCGGCGCGCCGGGCGGAACGCGATCTCACTGCGGTTGAAGATCTGCTCGCCCATGACGTTGCTCATGGTCGCGATGATCTTGTTGATCGTAAGGGCCGGTCGGCGCTGCATGCGCAGCATCGCGAGCGTGGCGCGATCCCACTGGAGCCCGACGAAGAAGTCGTCGCACTTCGCGGCCTTCTGGACGTAATCCAGGTGTCCGTTGTCGCGAAGGTACGTATACCGATTCCAGGTATCGTTTGCTACTTGAACGTCGAGGGCCATCAGCAGTTCCTCAGTCCGCCGCGCGACATCTTGTGGCTGCCGCCGCACGAGCACTTCATCATGCCGCACTTGGGGCACGCGGTGCCGCCGTTCGCGGCACCGAGCATCGCGTGCGCCTTCGCGCGGATGCGCGCCTTCTCACTCTCACTGTGGGCGTGGCCGATCAGCGCGAGCGCTGCGCGTGCGTGGTTCTTGTCGTTGATGGGGAACGCGCGCCTCTCCGGAACGGCGAACGTCGAATCGCGCAGCTTGCTGCGCGCTTTACTGGTCAAAACCGTCATCGTCGTAGCCCCTCCGCTTCCGGCTGTTACGCGTCACGCGGGCGATGATCGCCGGCTTGTTCGCTCGATAGTACTCCCCGCCCTTCACGCGAAGCTTGTCACCATTCACTTCACGGTACCCTTTATCGTACAGACGCTTCGTCTCCTTCGCGTCGGGGTCCATACGCTTCAGCGCGAGAGACTCCTTCCTGCGATGGTAGCTCGCGCGCTGCTGCGCCCTGTATTCCTCGCGATTCTCTTCCCTCCAGAGCCGGCGGCGCTCGCGACGACGTGCCTTCTCCGCTTCACTCAGTGCCATGGCGACCTTCTTGTTGAAAAAACAGCCCTACTTTTTCAACGCGATTACGAGAACTTCGGCGCCCACACGATGGCGACGTCGTCAGTCGCCGAACTCAGTTGGACGGTGAGCCCCGTGCTCATGCGAACACCGCGCTGACTGAACGTCTTACCCGCCTGGGGCAGACCAGCAGCCGCGATGTGTTTCACGTTCGAGCCGCCGGCGACAGAGTCGTCGCGCACAGTCACGGTGCCGGCGGTGGTGTCCTCGGGGATGATCGCGATCAGACGGCAGCGGTCAGTGGAAATGACCTGCTCGACCGCGGTGTTGGAAATGCGGGTGATGTTGTGGTCGCTCATGTCAGGCCCTCATGTGGTTGAACTGTTCAGCGTCCAGGTGCTCCAGCTTGTCCTTCCAGCTGGTCCGGACCGGCGCGCGCCAGAGGTTGGGCGGGGGACGGCCCGTGGCCAGGTGGACGACCCAGGCCAACGCGTCCACTATATCATCATGCGCGCCGGCTGGGAAGCGCAACAGTTCGATCTCCATGTCGTTGCGCCACAAGGCGTCTTTCGGGAAGATCATGGTACCGGACTGCATCCGGCCCTGCAGGGGCCGGGCGCGCGCCAGCTTGTCGGTCAGGGGCTTCATGACCTGGATCGGCATGTAGATGCGCTTCGCGTTGAGCTTGTGACGAAGGATCGGCTCGATCGAGCGCCAGATCTGGCCGTCCTCAGCCCCGACGAGGTAGCCGCCCGTCGGCGGGCGCCAGCGCTGCGCTGCGGCGATCATGGCGTCGATGATCTGGAGCGCGTCGCCCTTAAATCGAACGATTTCAGCCACATAGAGGCTGTCGGCCGGGTCCTGGATCACCGTCGCGCCGACCGTCCAGTCATTCTGCTGCTTCTGGCCGATGGCAAAATCCCAGGCGGTATAGACGTTAAGGCCTGAAATAGCGGGCGTCGCGGCGGCGTACTTGAAGTACTCCTTCCGGAACAGCATGCCCTCGTCGGGCACCGGGTTCTGTTGGAACAGCGCGGACCACACCCGCGACATCATGGACGCCTTCATCTTTCCCAGGGCGACCTCGTCGTACCGGGCTGGGTGCAGCGCGTCGCCGGGCCGGCGCAGAATCTCCAAGGGCTCGGGATTATCGACCAGGCGGGGTAGGTCAACGCCCATATTACGCTGGATCGTGACCAGGTCGTCTTCTTCTTTAGTATGCAGCGCCTGGCTGGTGCGCGTGATCTCCAGGGTCTCGGCATGCCGATACTCGTACTGCTCAGCCAGGGCCGGGTACTTAATGACCTCGTACTGGTCAGCCTCGGGGCTCTGCTTGCTCATCTGCTGCAGCCGGCCGGCCAGGTCGTCGTCGTTCCACCAGGTCTGGATCAGGAGCACGCCGCCGCCCGGCGCCAGCCGGGTGTAGGCGGTCGACCAGAACCAGTCCCACAAGGCCTCGCGCGTGGTGGGGCTGTCGGCCTCCTCCATGTTCTTGATCGGATCGTCCACGATCAGCACGTGGGCGCCTTTCCCCGTGATACCGCCGCCGACGCCGGCCGCTGTGAACCCGCCGGCAGCCGTGGTCAGCCAGGCCTCGGCCGCGGAGTTCTCCGGGTCCAGCACGCACTCCGGGAAGATGCCGGTGAAGACCGGGTCGCGCGCGAGCTCGCGCACTTTCCGCGACCAGCGCATCGGGAGGTCGAGGTTGTACCCCACGTTGATGATCTCGTGGTCGGGGTGTTGGCCCAGGTACCAGGCCGGAAACCGGATGCTCGCGAGCTCGGACTTACCATGCCTTGGCGGCATGAGCAGCATGAGCCGCGGGCTCTTCTTCTCAGCGACCTGCTGCGCGAACCGCTCGAGCCGATCGCAGATGTCCGCGTGCACCCAGCCCGACTCGTACTTCGGGTGGGTCTTTTTCGTGAAGTAAAGCAAAGACTTACGGGCGAGCGCGCGGCGCGCGATCTCCTGCATCGCCTTGCTGTCCGTGCTCAGGCGCTGCTCCTGGTACTCGATCAGGCGCTTTGAGATGTGCTTTTCAGGGTTGGCGCGCGAGTGCTCAAGCGCACATTCCGCGGAGCAGAACTTCCGGAGGTCCCACTCCGCCTTGGTCGAGTACCGGGCGTCCTTCTTGGTGTACACCTTGGCGCACTGGGCGCAGGTTTTCGTCTCCGGGGCCGGTTTTTTCTTAGGTTTCGGCTTCGGACCACGTTTTTTCTTAGGCTGAGCGGCCTTGGCAGCAGCGGCCGCGGCCCGCGCGGCCTCCTTTTCAGCGCGCCGGCGCGCACGAACGGGCGCCTCGGGGTCCGGACCGCGGGGTTTTTCGGTCATCTCGAGAACATTAGGTGTGTTTTGGCTCATTCAGCCCCTCGCTCACGATCTCGGCGTCCACAATGTCACTTTTATGCGACAAAATAGGGACCGGACGCACCGGAAGGCGCCGGAAATGACCCTCAAACGTCGCGCCGAGTTCTTCGTTGGCCAGTTCGAGCAGCTCACGCTCGCTCAATTGCTCCAACTGGCTGATCACACGCTTCGAAGTGACCGATATGTCAAGTTTCTTGACCTCTGGTGCGTAGAAACCGCAAAGTCGCCCCAGTTCGGCCCACGCCTTGATCAGCGCGTGCGGGTCCGACATCATCTTGGCCAGATCAACAGCGTCTTTCAGCCCCTGGATGATGTCCTCACGCTTAAGCTCGGCCTGCTTGGCGTACTTTGCCTGCTCTTCACGGATCACCTCGTGCATCCGCGGATCTGATTTCCACGCGGTCTCGTTGTTCCGCATGCCGACGTGCTGCGCCGCGGCGCGCCAGGACATACCTTGACCGACAAACTCCGCAATCTTGCGCTGCCGAGGGGTCAGAGGCCCGTTGACCCCGGCTTTCCGACCGAGCTTACTCGGGTCCATCAAGAACTCCAGTTAAGTGGCCCAGGATCGCGTGAAACCAACAATCGTCCATAGTCCGGCCGCGACACAGGCAACATCGATCCAATCCCCTGCGTTTGCGTCGCCGTTCCCGACCTGGTGGTTGCTCGCGGCGTTGATCACGTGGTACATGCTGTCGCCAGACGAGAAATACCCACCGGTAAGCGTATCGGTCCCCGCCGCGTCGATGGTCACAGCGATCGAAGCACCCCGAACGTAGAAGCGGTACCACAGACCGACTGCGGCGGCGGGGAGATCAATCTCAGCGTTCGCGGTGACTACGTAAAAGGAGCCGCTGTCCGCGGCCAGTAGCGCGGTGTTGGTGTTGATCTCGCTGAGTTGAGGCCCGCCGCCCTGTTCGTCGACGTCCACGTCGAAGACCGCAGGGTTGCCGGTCACGACGCAGTTCCAGACCGTGCCCTCGCTGTCGGTGCACGTGTCGCCCTTGATGTAGTTGCCGATCGGCGCGCCGGCCGAGTTCTTGGTGTATGCAGTCATTGGTGACCTCCGGGAGGGATAGGCTGCAGTGTACCTCGGGCGCGCTGCGCTTGCAAGCACGGCACGCGGGACTGGGTGCCCGCAAGAGCACTCGATCATTGCAACCGCTTTGCAACGATCCTCCAGGTCATCCACCTTCATCCAACTTCAGGGTGGATGGGTTTTGGCCCGCCAGTATTGGCCGTCAGGGATTCCTCCAACTTCTCCAGGTGTTTTGGAACCTCTCAATAAATTGTATGTTCTCTCAGAAAAAAAATTCTATGGTTGGTTGGTAAAAAAGGTGGAGAAGTTGGAGGAATCCCTGGAGGCCCTGGGAGAGTAGGCCGTCGAGCATCCACCTTTGGGTGGATGAAAGGTGGAGGAACTGGAGGATCTGTTAAACATTGTCAACTATCTGTGCAAAGAGTTGACAATCGCGGATCCGCCGCCGAGCGAGCCAGTTTCTGACATATCGGGGTCTAAGGCCGGTTTCACAGAATTTTCATCTTTGGAAGGCTCAGGGTCCCTCCCCCTCCCGGCCACCGAGCCACCCCGCACTTCGGATTCGGCTTCGCCGAGCCGGGTCCCTTTGTGCTTAGCACTGCGTGCTAAGCACTGGCTCGCTACGCTCGCCGGGAGTTGGGTGGCGCAGCCAATCCGTGCTGCGTTCAACGTGCGAGGTGTCACATGTCTCTGTTCTCCATGCTTGGCCAGGCGCTGGCCATCGCTGTGTCCGCCACCGAGTCCGGCACGAAGGCCACCGTGCGGGGTGCTAAGACCGGGGTGTCCGAGTTCCGCAGTGCTTACCAGGCGCAGCGTGCTGCCACCAAGGGCCCGGCGCCGAGTGCTCCGGCCCAAGTGACTACCGCGGTTGACATCGACGTCACCGCGGGCTAAGCTCACGCGCGCGCGATGGCTAGATGGGCTGGGTCATTGCGCGCCACCCCGTCCCACGCTCGAAGTTCTCCACTCATCTAATCAAGGAGTTACGCTCATGGTTACCCAGGACAACATCACCCAAGCCATCCAGTGGCTGAACTCGCCGACGCTCACCAACCGACAGTGCGAAGCGATCGCTGAGCTCATTCTCAACCTGGTTGCGGATCGTGATGCTCGCTTCGCCGAGCTCGTCGAATCTAACCGCTGGCAGCGCATCTACCGCGAGAAACTGGACGCGGAGCGCAAAATCACCCAGTCCAAAACCACGCTGCCCGAAACGCCTGAGCAACGCCGCGCTGCCATGGCAAAGGCCCGAGCCATAGCCATAAACTCCGGCAAAACCACCCGGGTCTAACCCGCCTAGCACTACAAGCATTTACCCAAGGAGCAACATCATGCACAAGTTCGTGATCAAGCAGGACGCTTTCGAGAAGAACACCCTGTTCGCCAAGTTCAACGGTGCCAAGCTCGGCGAACCCACTCACACCGGCACCTCAGGCGAAACCAAGTTGTACCCGCTTTCGGACCGCCTCGGCTGCGCCCTGTATCTGACCGACAGCCAGATCCAGTTCGCAGAGTAACCCAACACCAGGTGCGTCCTCGGACGCACCTGGCAATGCCATCGTTCAAAGGACATTCACCATGCTGTTCCAAATCCTAGTCCATGATTTCCTTGTCGGCTGTGTGCTTGCTGACAACGCCAGCCAAGCCATCAGCAACTTCCGCTTCTGCAACCCGCATTGGTCTCGAGCCATCGAGATCACTGCACACATCCGTTGAACTCACCTGGAACTAGCCTATGCCTCGAGTTTTCAACAAACGGGATCCGCAGATCCCACCTGGCGCAGTATACGTAGGACGTCCCAGCAAGTGGGGCAACCCCTACCCCATCAACGCTACGCACACACGCGCAGACGTAATCAGAGCGTACCACAATTACCTCACCAATAACGCCAAGCTCATGAGCGAACTACATGAGCTCCGAGGCAAAGACCTGGTATGCTGGTGCGCACCGAACGCTTGCCACGCCGACATCCTCTTGCGGCTCGCAAACTTATAAGCGCTGCTACTAGGAGATCAAGTAATGCAAGACATTCTGTTCGCCACCATGCGTGAGTTCGACTGCAACATCGGCGAAGCGCAATACGTCGTCACCCAGTTCCTGGTCAACTATGACGAGTTCATCTCGGCACCAGTACACACACCCATCACCCAAGACATCCACATCAAAGAGCTCCCGTACGAAGAGTGGCTCGAGAAGCAATTTCATCAGCCACGCCACGCAACGCCCAAACACATCAACTTCGACTGGAACTCAGAGTTTGAGTTCATCATCGTGAGGCACAACTCATGAAGCTTTCTCTCATCACCGCTATCCTCGTCTCTTTGCTGTGCCTCGGTCTCAGCGTCATCAACATCTGGACCATCATCAAGACGTTCGGCTGGCTCTACTTCCTCGGCTGTCTACTCGCCGGAGGCCTGAATTATGTCGCATGGAAACGAATGGCTGCCTTATACAAACCCTAATAACCTAGAACGACGTTGGCAATGTCACCACTGTCGCACGCGTCTCAACTTCTACGAGTGTTGGACTAACGGTCATGGTGTAAATCACTGCCAGCCATGCATGAAACAACATCATCGACGCATTTGGCGCCGGCTCGCTCTTGAACGAATTCGCAAAAGGATGCTCACATGAACCACCCCGCCTCACTTCCCACCTACACGCTCGAAGAAGCGAACGAGCGCATCACGAACCAGGCTCGTACTATCCAACAACTGAGCGAAGTCTGTGATGCGCAACACGCGCGCATCATCGAGATCAAAAATATTCTGTCTCGTAGAACTAAGGAGCAACAACAGGCTGAAGAGCGCCTGGCCGAGTTCGGTGATATCAACCCCGATGAGCTCAAGCGGACGCTGATCGAGATGAGCGTCATAGCATCCACCGCTTGTTTCACCATTGCCCTCTACAAGCAGCTGACACCGGCCGAGATCACCGAGGCCGTAGTGTTGCTGTCCGAGGCTTACCTCGCCAAACAGGAGAACGAAAACGATGATCATTGAGTCCGGCATCATCATCTTCCTCGGCCTACTCTTCCTGTTCTGGAAGCTGTCCTGGAAATGGCGCTTGACGCTGCTCGGCAACGCACTGGCCCTTGACATCGCGGTGATGTTCATCGCAACATGGGTGCACTTCGGAACTTTCACCGGCTTGCTTGCTGCAGCAGTAGCCGGCCTGATGTGCTCAGGCTTCACCGCCGGTGGTAAGTGGCTGTTTGGATACATCAAACGAGGACAGTATCACCCAGGCCAATGGGACATGAGCCACACCTTGACATTGAAGTGAGATTCCTCGTATGGAGCATTCACAGACACAGCCCCTTGCTTGCGACGAACAGCGAAATCGTTGCATTCATGTGGCTTGCCTGTGGGTGTCCAGTCTTAGAATATGGGACACTATGGGAACCAAGCGACCCTGCCCAGTACTTGTTACCCACATAACCCCTCTTGACCTCATCCGCCTGATCTTCATCTTTGGCAGCCTAGTTGACACCTGGCCATTTGATGAACCAGGCTTTGCCAGTGTCGACGGTGCGATCTTCAAAATCCCCGCCTGGCTTGACTTCCTTATCGTGGAGAGTTACGAATGACCAATCATCAAGCCGCACGAGAGATCGTGAAGCTTGCCAACCGTGCGATCGATATCTTCCGCACTTATCGCGACAGCACCAAAGAGGAGTTCGACGCAAAAGAACGAGATCTCAACGACGAAGAAAACGCCAATGCGCTGAGCTTCATCACCAACATGCGGGAGTTCGTCACGATCATCGAAGGACTAAACTCCCTTCCCACTGAGGAGAAGCAATCATGATACTTTACACCATCGCACTCATAGCGAGTGCCTTCGTCATGATAGTTGCAGGATACGTCGCCTGGCGCGCAGCCGACGAGTTCCAGCGTACCAAGCATTTCGAGCTCGGGTTCAAGATGAAGCGCACCCTTAGCTGGGTGTTCATACTCGCTACGCTCGTGTGGATCGTGTTGGCGGCGCATGTTGCGCTGTTCACTATCCTCATCGGAGTGTGAGATGACTCAAGACCAGATCGAGCAGCTTCCAAGTCCTGACCCTGATCCGCTTACCCTTCTCGAACAACTCGAGACCTTGCTGGATCAAGGCGATCGGGAAGCCGCCGAACAACTGCTTCAGGACAGCT